CAATGGTCGTAAGTATGAATCGACACTACGAATACGAACTCGTACCTTGGTTTCCATTCTCTATAAATAACTTACACTGTATAGATGTTTATAATATACTAAGTGAAGATGACGTAGCTGACCACATTAAGAAGATATATATGCGACTAGTTCTAGAGAAGTATGATACGAGTGAAGCTGTATTAGATGATGAACCTATTGAAGATCCTAATCCTCTACTCCATTAACATATGTACCCCGCCGTCAAACTCAAGTTTATTATAACCTATTTTCACTGAGAAATCAAGTTTATTATTAAAATAAATTAAACTTTACTTTACACCATAAATGCGGTACAATAGGTGTATATTGATTGATAAGGAACATTAGAAATGACTGAAAAGATTAAACCAAAGGACAAACCCCATTACGTTAATAACCGAGACTTCTCGTATTCGGTTGTTGATTATGTGCAATCTTGTATTGATGCTGACGCATCGGACGAAGTCCGACCTAAAGTAACAGACTATATCGCCACATGCTTTATGAAGATCTGTGAAGGCTTATCTCATAAGCCTAACTTCATCCGTTACACATACCGTGATGAGATGGTTATGGATGGTGTAGAGAATTGCTTAAGGGCTATTCATAACTACAACATTGATGCCGCTACTCGTACTGGTAAGCCTAACGCTTTCTCCTACTTCACTCAAATAGCATTCTTCGCCTTTGTTAGACGTATCACCCGTGAGAAGAAACAGGCTGATATTAAAGTCCAATTCTTGGAACAGGCTGACGTTGAACAATTCATTACTGGTATTGACGCTAACTCCCCTGTTGATCAAGCTTATGTTGACGGTCTTCGTAATAAGATTGCCACCATTAAAGTTAAAGACGAAGCCATTAAAGAGTTCGGTAAGGAAAAAGCTAAAGCAGAAAAGAAGGGTCTCGAGAACTTCATTAAATGAGGTTGTTAATAGTAGGTGATGGCGTAGTAGGTGGATCTGTATCCAACGCACTACAACATAACCACAAGATAACCAAATTAGACCCACCTAAAGGTCTAGGTCACGATGTAGATCTATTCGACCTAAACCTATTCGATGGTGTTATTATATGCGTTCCAACCCCAGCAAATCGTGACGGTTCCTGTGACGATCTATTAGTACACAATTACATAAACCAAATCAGAGTTGGTGATACGGATATCCCTATCCTATTGAAGTCAACAACCTCTATTGAAACCCTCGAACTATATCAAAACGACCCACACCTAACGTTCAACCCAGAGTTCCTTACTGAGAGTAATGCGCATCAAGAATTCCTTAATCAAAGGTTCGCTATATTCGGTGGGGCTGAATCTAGGTTCTGGTATGAGTTGATTGTGACATCGGGGGTCTCTATAGGAACAACAAGGTTTACCGATATTATGAAAGCAGGTTACGCCAAGTATGCTATCAATACGTTCTTGGCTACTAAGGTTGTATTCTTTAATGAGTTAAAAGCGATGTATGGAGGTAGTGATTTTGATATGTTGACCGACCTAATCGGATTAGACGATAGGGTAGGTTCTTCTCATATGATGGTTCCAGGACCAGACGGTTCAGCAGGATATGGTGGGATGTGTTTCCCTAAAGACACAAACGCGCTTCTGATGTCATCAAAGCGTAAAGGACACGAGCTAACCTTATTAGGTAAGGTTATTGAAATCAATAATGAATTAAGGAACGATTAAGATGGATGAACCACAAGCATACGGACAGATGGACCAAGTAACGATTATGCCACCACAGGCTGATTTGTTATTGAGAGATATTTACATTTTCATGGGTGATGTTACAATGGGTTCTTGTTTACCCGTTATCGAGTGGATTATTTCCGCTAACTTAGCTGACAGACCTCCGCAGGAACTTACACTAGCTATTTGCTCTAGAGGTGGAGACTTAAATGCCTGCTTCGCATTGGTAGATGTAATGAAGGGTTCTAAGATACCGATTAAAACAGTAGGTTTAGGCATCATTGCTTCGGCTGGACTTCTTATGTTTATCTCTGGCACTAAAGGTCGACGCACGTTAACCCCTAACACCGCTATACTTTCGCATCAATATTCGTGGGGTTCTGTTGGTAAGGAACACGAATTGTTCGCTAAGGTTAAAGAGATGGAACTAATGACTCAACGAGTTATTGACCATTATAAGAAGTGTACTAAGCTAAACGACACATTAATCAGGAAGCACTTACTACCTCCTCATGATGTTTGGTTATCCGCTAAGGAAGCCAAGAAACTTAAGATATGTGATAGTGTAGAGGATATGTAAATGAAAGTTGGATTCACTTGTTCACCGTTTGACCTGTTACATGCAGGTCATTTAGAAATGCTTCGTGAGTGTAGAGAGCAGTGCGACTACCTCATAGTTGGGCTTAATATTAACCCGAGCAAAAGGGGTAAGTATCCAATCCAAAGCGTTGTTGAACGACATATCCAACTTTCTGGTATCAAGTACGTTAACGAGATCATCCCTTATTCTACGGAAGAAGAGCTGATCTCTCTATTACTATTAAAAAACCCTGACATAAGGTTTGTCGGGGAAGATTATAGAGATACCAATTTCACTGGCGATCAGCTAGATATTGATGTCTGTTATAATACACGTAATCATAAGTTCTCTTCATCGGAACTTAAGCGTAGGGTTATTGATAGTGAGTCTGAAGAGGTTGTGACAGGTTCTGCCTTGGTTAAGGAGAATGATGTATACACTGTACGTGATAATACAACCTTAGATAAGTTAACATTATCATCCACCGTATTACACCCTCTACAGAAAACTAAAGGTCACTACCACGACGATGTAGATGAAGTATATCATTTTATATCTGGTTCTGGGATTATGACTATCAATAGTGACGACCGCAAAGCTTTACATGAGGTTAAAGGTAATAGTTTTATCACTGTTAACGGTGGTGACTATCATCAGGTAGAGAATACGTCTCCTGAAGAAGACCTCGTGTTCGCCTGCACATTCAACGGGAAAATAAGGAATCACTGATGTTATATCATAGAATACTATTAACTGGCCATGACGGGTATATTGGTTCACACCTAATGCCTTACTTGGAAGATCTCGGTTACGAGGTAGATCCTTATCTTGGAGATATCGCTGATTTCTCGGTTAACCTATTCGATGATTATGATATGGTTATACACTTGGCTGCTCTAGCTGGGGTTAGACGATCTGTTGAGATACCAGACGAGTATTATAAAGTAAATGTGGACGGTACAAGACGAGTTATAGAGGAATGCTCTTTCAGTAGAACTCCTCTGTTATTCGCCTCTAGCTCTAACGCTAAAGAGTGGTGGACTAACCCGTATGCTGTGACTAAGAAAATCACGGAAGAGTTAGCTAAACACACCAACGCTATAGCATTCAGACCACATACCGTATATCCAGGTCGACCAGATATGCTGTTCGATCAATTACAAAAAGATCCTAATTCTATTAAGTACATCAACGTAGACCACACAAGAGATTTCACTCATATTGAAGATTTCTGCTCTGCGTTGTTGACTTTAATAGAAAACTATAGTATAATAGTAGATAAGGTTGTTGATATAGGTTCGGGTGTTCCTGTCCGTGTTATCGACGTAGCCAAGGCATTCGGATGGGAAGGTGAAGAGATTACTACACCTACTCCGCAGGAACGTGTGCATACTAAAGCAGACTCTACATTATTAGCTTCCCTTGGATGGAAGCCTGAAAAGGATATATTTGATGAAATCCGTAATACTAAATGATACACATTGTGGGGTAAGAAACTCTTCTGAGATATTCATTGATTACCAAGAAAGGTTCTACAGTGAAATATTCTTCCCTTACTGTATCAAGAACGGAATAAAGAATATCATCCACTTGGGTGACTATTACGATCACCGCAAACACGTTAACTTTAAAGCGTTAAACGCCAACCGCAGGATGTTCCTAGAACCGATGGTAAAGCTCGGTATGACTATGGACATAATCCCTGGAAACCACGATGTGGTTCATAAGAATACTAACGAGCTATGCGCCTTGAAGGAGCTGCTTGGGTATTACACCTCTAACGTCAATATCATAATGAAACCTAAGACGGTGGGTAAGTTAAACTTCCTTCCGTGGATCAATCCAGAAAACTACGATGAGTCTATGAAGTTCGTTAAGAACGCAAAGGGTATTATACTAGCCCACTTAGAACTCGAAGGGTTCGAGATGATGAAGGGCGTGATGCATCCTGGAGGTCACGGGATGAGTGCTGACATATTCAAACACTTAGACCTCGTATTGTCTGGTCATTACCATACTACCTCTCAGGTCGGAAACGTTCGTTATCTAGGCTCTCAAATGGAGTTTACTTGGGGTGACTGTGATGATAGTAAATACTTCCACGTTCTAGATACTGAGACTGGTGATATTGAACGTGTACTAAACCCCATAACAATCTTCGAGAAGATCTATTATAATGATGAGAAACGTCCGTGGGTTACTGGTGAAGATCTATCACAGTACGTTGACAAGTTTGTTAAGGTTATTGTAGAGACTAAGTCTAACCCGTTTATGTTCGATAAGCTTATAGACGGTTTGTCTAGTATCAATACACACGAACTTAAGGTTGTAGAGAACTTCTCTGAATTCCTAGGTTCAAACGTAGTAACGTCTATTGAGGACGTAGAGAATACCACGGATCTTATGAGTAACTATATAGATGCTGTGTCTACTGATTTAGACAAAAACGAACTCAAGTCGCTAATGAACTCGTTATATAATGAAGCGTTGGATATGGAGATACAATAGTGATTACGTTTAAGGAACTGACTTATACTAACTTCTTAGCAACTGGTGCTAACGCTGTTACAATACAGTTAAACAAGGCTAAATCAACACTCATCGTAGGTACTAACGGCTCAGGTAAGTCCACTATTCTGGACGCTCTGTCGTTTGGATTGTTCGGTAAGGCTCACAGAAACGTATCAAAGCAATTGCTAGTTAACTCTATCAACGGTAAGGGTTGTGTCGTTTCTATCTCGTTTGAAGCCTCTGGTCAAGAGTTTAAGATCATTCGTGGTATTAAGCCCAACATATTCGAGGTCTGGCAGAACGGTGAGATGATCGATCAGTCAGCTTCAATGCGTGATTACCAGAAGTTCTTAGAGCAGAACATACTAAAGCTGAACCACAAAAGCTTCCATCAAATCGTTGTACTAGGTTCGTCTTCATTCGTACCATTCATGCAGCTATCCACCCATCATCGTAGAGAGGTCGTTGAAGATCTATTAGATATTAACGTATTCTCTAGAATGCGTGATGTTCTACGTGACCGTAATAACGGGCTTAAGGTAGATGTTAAGGACGAGAGAAACAACCTCGAAGTATATAAGGGTAAGTACGAATACCAAAAGAAGTACGTAGACCAAATCGAAGAACTGAACGTTGCTGCTAAAGCGTCATCGGATGAAGAGATATCCAAGCTAAAGCTTATTGTAGCTGAGAGTATAACTAAAGGGGTTGACTTAACTAAGAAAGCTCGGGATTACCCTAGTGACTTAACGACACAGTTAGCCTCTCTTGTGGACGATCACATATCGTTGGTAGTTGATAAGACTAACAATACAACAGAACTTAACCGCTTAATGGCTGAACATAAGTTCTTCTCAAGTAACGATGAATGTCCTACCTGCGCCCAAGATATCTCTGCTGAGTTTAAGGTAGATAAGATTGGTGCCATACAGGACTCTGGTTTAGGTTTGGATAAAGTCGCTAGAGACGTATTAACAGGGATAGATTCTAACGAAACTAAACAGGCTGTATTGACTAATACTATTGCTGAGCTACGTGGTATCATGGATTCTATAAGTGATTCACAGGCTAGTCTAGTTGCTGCTGAAGCTGAGATCTCTTTACTGGAAGGTAAGGAAGGTTTCTACGATTTAACGGACGCTTATACTGAGCTTAATGGTATACAGAAAAACGCTGATGAGTGTAGAGATACGTTGGATGAACATAACCAACAGACTCGTTATAATGAAGTTGCTGGGGAGATGCTAAAGGATACAGGTATTCGTACCAAGGTCATCCGTGAATATCTTCCTGCCATGAATACGTTGATCAACCAATACTTACAGACGCTTGACTTCTTCGTGGCGTTTACCTTAGATGAGAACTTTGAGGAAACGCTGAAGAGTCGTCATAGGGATAAGTTCAAATACGATAACTTCTCTGAAGGTGAGAAGCAACGTATTGACCTTTCGTTATTGTTTACGTGGAGGCAGATTGCTAAGATGAAGAACTCTACCAATACCAACCTATTGATCTTAGACGAAACGTTCGATTCGTCGTTGGATACGGATGGTGTAGATAACCTTATGCGTATATTACATTCACTAGGTGATGACACGAATACGTTCGTTATATCACACAAACCTGATTTGCTGGAGTCGAAACTTAGAGATAAGATAACGTTCTGTAAGAAGAACAACTTCTCTGAGGTACTTCGATAACCTATAAGAATAATGATGCCAGCCACTTATTATCCCCTCTTGTAGGGGATTTTTTTATATCTATAGAACTAAACGATATAAGAAATGTGTTTACTTTTGTTCGGTGATATGGTATAATAGTTGTATATTAAATGAGTAAGGAATTGAATTATGTTGAACCGTGAATTTAAAATGAATACCCTAATCCGTAGCTACGACTTCCCTTCAATGGATAGTGAGTATATGGAAGGTACTATTACTGGCTCTGATTCTTCTGGTCGTTATGTTTGTACTATGACTAAATGTGTTCAACGTGATGTTTCTATTGCGTTCCCTGAAGGTGAAACGTTTTCTACTCCTCCACTAGGTACTGATTTGTTCGATGGTATCCGTGAAGAAGCTGGTCGTAATCCTCGTCTAATGGTTCTATCTTAAGAACTAATCGGTATAAGAAAGGTATTTACTTTATATCATAAGTACGGTATAATAGGTTATATTAAGTTGAAGGAAGGAATGTATTATGAAAGGTATTCAAGAAACTACTGGCGGTGAGTTCCCTGCCCACACTTACTTCATGACTAGAGACGGTGAAGCGATCTACGCTTACTATAACGTCATTAAGGGAGTGTTTGTATTCTTCCGTAGGTCTATGAAGTTTTATAAATCTGGACGTAAATTTGTTAAGGTGGACTTCAATGGGTAGTAATGATACGGAAACAGTATGGATTATAGGTCTAATCATAGTAGCTACCTTCTTATTCGGTGGTGAACCTGATCTTACGGACGCTTTAATCCAATTTCTAACTGGCGCGAATGGAGGTCATTAAGATGGAATCTTTAAATACCCTGTATAAGCAGGATAGTAAGGGTAAGACTCGGAGCTGGACTGTACAGTACCTTGGTGATTCATGGCGCACAGTAGCTGGTATTCATAATGGTACAATGGTTACTTCGGAGTGGCGTAAAGCTGAACCCAAGAACGTTGGTAAGAAAAACGAAACTACAGGTTCTACTCAGGCTATACTTGAGTGTGAAGCTAAACATCAGAAACGGTTAGAGT